AGCTTGCCCATTAAAAGAAGCTCCATTGCCTGAGAAGACTGTTCAGCTTTTTCTTCTTCCTGCTTTTCTTTTACAATATCACCTACAAAATCTGTAAGCTTATTAGAAAATTTACTCAGTGCTATTAAGTCATTACCAGAATCCTGTGCATTCTGAATACGTACTCTATTATTACGATCTATTTGAGCAAGTGCTTCTTGTTCAGCTCTATCAAGTCTTTGGTTTCTACGGTCTAAAGTTTTAGTGTAGTCAATCTGCCTTACTGGATCAAAGCCTTGACCAGCAAAGTTGTCGTCAAATTGTAGTTGTTCCATGATTAGTCTCGAGGACCAAATTGTTTATAGGCTTTAGCACCATCAACACCAGCACCTAACAAGCCAGCCGCCAAAGATAGTCCAGACGGACCTTGCCTCATTACAGGCGCAGAAGGTGCTACACCAGGTTCAGGGGCAATAGCAACTTGTGAATATGCATCATTTTGTGCAGATGTTAGTTTACGATTAATCGCACCAGTCCTAGACGCGAAAGCAGATTGTGCTCCTAACAAACTCTCAGCCATGATCGCTTGATTGCGACCAAATTGTGAAACAACATCAGTGTCAAGACGTTGAGTAGATTGTCCAGATCTTCCTGAAGCTGCCATTTTTCCAGAACTCTGTGCAAGTTTGACCAGTTGGTTCTGTTGAGCAAAGCCTGCTTTCTTATAAATATTATTCAGACGTTGTTGTTCTGAAACATAAGCACGATTGGCTGCTGCATCATTCTCAAGCGTTTGTGTTCTGTATTGAGCGATTTGATGACCATATCTTTCACGCTCACGATTCCAGTTTTGTTCTCGGACTTTTAATTGATGTTTGTAGGATCTGATGGCTCCTTCATTTTGAGCACTAGCCGCAGCTGATGCAGATTGGTAAGAGCCAATTGCACCCATTCCACCGCTAGCTACTGTTAATGCTGTAACGGGTTCACACATTTACTAAATTCTATAAAGGTTAGATTATTAGGTCCGTATTTAATCTCTCTTAAGAACTCGAACCCAAGGAACTTAAGTAATTTTAGGTGAACAGTATTTCTTTTATCAACAATGTTCCATAGTTTTGGCTCAGGTCTACTGTCAATAAATCGTTTTGCTTCTCTGGCAAACGTAATAGGGTAGTCATGAATAGCAGGTGTACATAACATCCACACTGCTCCTTCATCTGTTACGCCAGCTATACCGGCAGTCTTGCCGTTAGGCACCGTGAAATAGACGCAGAAGCCTTTCTGAGAGGCTAGAGGTATATGAATGGTAGGTATATGACCATGCCCTTCTATAACCTCTCTAGCGTCGTCTGGTCGTAGGTTAGAAGCAACCTGATAGGCAGCCTCTAACGTACAAGGATGGATAAATTTAGACACGTCTATAATAACGGTTAGTATAGTCTCCTTCCCATCTCAAAGAATAGATGATACAAGGAAGATTAAAATCACTTCTAATTGAAATATTGATATTAGTATTACGATCGTAAACAGGTACAGTCTGTTCTTGTTCTAATGCAATTGGGTAATCCCTTTCAGCATCCCCAGCTATACCACCATCTGCATATGGCTGTTCATACAATATTTTATAGTCATCTTCAGGTTTACCAGTCCTTTTAATATCAACATAGTAAGCACCTACTGCACCATGATTGATCTTGTACCTATGCATGGTAAGTGATGCTGTGGTATCAGAACGGAACTCAGAACCTACTGTAGAAGTTAGATAATATTTTGGTAGATCAACTTGACAGTTATATTTGATTCCTGTGATATTATGTGGTGATCCATCAGTATCTTTAGTAGAGACACTCGGTACAATGGTTTCGTTGCTAGTAAGTTCCCACGGTATGTATTCTTCTTTTAGATCGTTCTTCCAGTAGTCAACAAACTCTGTCATATTATCTAGTGAAGATGCTGCACTATTGAATGCTCCAACATCTAATGATGTATAATAACATTCGGTTGCATTTGCATTTACTTTACTATTCCCTGTAATTACGTACATCTTGTCATCTTTAAAGAAGTGATGCTTTACAGGATGTGGAAATTCAAACCTTACCCAAGCTGTTTGTTGATCACTTTGGCTGCTATCTTTTAAGTAGATATAGACCCACATGATCTTTCCTAAATCAATATCTTCTTGAACTCTATTTTTCGCTATAGGCAAAGGTCTAGTGTATGCTAGTAAATTATAAGTTCTTGAAGATGAAGCGTAAGTATATCCCTTATTGAATTTAGCTTGAATAATTTTACTACGTTCATTGACATCAACCTGACCACGATCAAACACGTTTGTCATTTCATACATACGTGTCGCTTCACTACTGGTGACAAAGCTAATGTTAGTACTGAGCATTTGCGGAGTACTATTAGGCTCGAAATCGTATCCTGCTATTTGAGTAACAGTAACAGTATTCGGTGATAGAATATCTGATGAGGTAAAGAATTGATATTGTGATTTACCTCCAAATACTACTAGACCATTGTTAGTTACAATACTATCATAAAGTGGATCTGTCTTACTAGAGTTTGCAATAATATCAATAGGGTCTGTTACTGATGTGGTAAGTGCTGTTTGTGGAAATAGATCAATAATATTTTCAGCTGTACTAGTGATAATAGTTCCAGCTGTAGTCAGAAGTATCAGTCTATTTTTAAAGAAATTGAGTGCTGTAATTTTAGCTTCGTCCTCAGTAAAACTAGGATTAAACGAAGCATCACCTGCAGTACGTTTTTTCCAATTAATCCTAGATACAACAAAACCTGCACCTGTACTAGTAATAGCATGTGGCATAGTTTTATTTCTAAACTCATCACTATCAAATGGTTTACCTATTTCTACCCAATAACCCTGCCCTGAGTTCTCAATGAGGATGTCCTCTACTTTTTCTTCAGGTATAACATTATCATTTTCATCTTTGAATGTAATGCCTGGATTAGAATTTAAAAATTTAAAATAGGCATCGTCTTTGTCACTAAAGGAGTTCAGTACTTTGACTTTGAATTTAGGACTACATTCCAGAGGCAGATTAGCTATGTTGTTAACGTAAGCAATTGGTACATTATCGTCTTCTTTTTTTTCACTATTTAAGATATTAAAAAGATCCATCTCAGACGATTGGATTAGAAATGCCCTTTGAGATTCTAGGTAAATACCATTACCTACCACTTCTACTTTATCAAACAGTTTTTCTTCGTCAACAAGAGCATCCCTTGCAGTATCTTCAGCAACTATATTATCCTTTAAAGATGTTAGAATTTCTTGAATAGAAACAAAATCAGTTGTTGGTAACGTATTTCCATTAGGATCTTCTATTTCATTATTAATTGTGAAACCATTTGTAGGTCTGTAGGTATTTTCTACATCTGTTACTTCTAACCATAGGTCAAAAAAGTTGCGACCTTCAGCAGTACCAGCTACATCATCCCTCTTAACTCTACATTTGAAACGGATAACATCCTCTTGTTTAAACTTATCACCACCATCGATGATCTTTAATTGAACAATATCATACTTACAAGTTGCTATAGACTCACCCTCTACGGGTACTGTTTGCTGCCCTCTAAGTCTAAATTCAATTTTTACCGGATCTCTACCTGACTTGATTTGTAGATTCTCACCATCTTGGTCCGGATCAAGAGTGTTAGATCCTAAAATTCTTTGATTAGCATCATTGAAAGATGTCCCCTCGAACGTATATTGAGCTTGATTATAGATACAAGCAGGCTGATTGAATTCATTTATTTGCTTATTATTATTTAACTTGTTAGTTGAAAGTACACTAAGACCCGTGACTTTTCCTTTAACCTTGTCTACCGAAACATCAAGCTTATTTAATTCATTAAATTGAAGTTCATAGGTTCTAGTATTATCAAATACTTTCGCTTCAATGAAAGCATAGAAGTGGTTTTTTTCCTGTTCGGTGGGACTAGGATTATTAAGCCTAGGTCTAATAGCAGGATTTGTAATGAGAATATTATCTTTGACACTTACATATTTGAGTGCCTTTCGATTCCTTTTGTCTAAATAGAAATCACCGTCGTATGATCCACTAAAGTTCTCAAAGGTGAGAGGTATTTCAGTATTTTTCCTATAAATTTCAAGCTCACTTTCTACTTCGTCTTTTGTGTAAAACCTACCTGGCTTAACAGCTTTTTTAGAATATAAAACTGGCTCAGGATTACCATCAAAGTCCCAAAAATAAACTTTACCAGTAGTCTCGATATATCCGATAAAGTCAGTGGATTTACCTACATCATTCTTTCTTGTAAATTCAATCCAAGTTCCATTACCTGATATATCCTCTAATTTTTCAATCCATTTTAAACCTGGCCTTTTGCGTAGACCATATGTCACATCAGGCAGAAAGTTAACACAGTCCTTTACTTGACCAGGTTTCTTTAGTTCATCCGGTTGTTCATTAATTCCACCAAAAAAGTTAGGAACTAGTTGTGATACTGCTGTCATCGTGCAAGAGTTCTATAAGGTTGATAAGACTGATATACAGTTCCTGAAGGTGTACCAAAAAAGTTACTATCACTTTGATTACATTCGTATTCCATACATGAAGCACGGGCTTGAGCTTCCTGCATTGACAACATCTTACTAAGTTCAGGATTACCTACAAGTTGTACAGCTGCTCTACCACTAGCTCTAAGTGTAATTAGCCGTTGAAATACAGTAGGTATCTCTTCATACTTCAATAGGAATACATAATCTAATTTGATAGAATCCTCAAATTTATAAGTGTGGTTGTACTTATCATATAAACGTATCCCCCTTTTTACAGGATCACATTCCCTATAGGTCTGTCCTTCTGATTTATCTAAACGAATAACATTAGGTGGGATATTTATTTCCTTGGAATCGTTAGGCAGCATTTCATAGCAGTACTCTGTATTGAATACCCATCCTTCTGTCTGCACATCAGTGTTGACATCCATCAATAGGTTATGAACAAATGCGATTTCAGGGTTTATATAGACAAGTGTCTTCGATTCATTTTGATAGATACGTGATACTGGTGCTTGACCAATAGCTCCCAGTATAGAATTTACACTGGAAAGTTCTGTTTCAGTAGACATAATATACTGGGAATAAATTAAAAAAAAAGGGACCCGAAGGTCCCATAGTTATCAGGAGCGATCACGAGCTGGTGCGTCTGCTTCCACAGGGTGGTAAGCAAAGCGCAAGTTCTTAGTCTCGCTATATACAGTTGATGCGGAAACGGCAGAGCCGAATCCTTTTGCAGTCTTAGCAACAGAAGTACGCATGGCAGTATCACCGCCAGAGATACCTGTAGTTGCTCCGCTGACACCGTTATTGCCAGCAGCAGAAGTTTGATTTGCCATAATTATTGATATGTATAGTTATCAAGTTGTAGCTTGCAGTTCAATAGCAGCAGCAGGGTTCAGAGTGCCAGCACCCATAGCGAGACGTCCGACGACGACATCACCTTGATACATGGTCTTAACATCAGCACCAGTGGTCTGGACTTGAGGTCCAATACCTTCGACAACAGCAGCAGCATCACGCATGTAAATCAGACCAGCGTGATTAGTGAAGTCGCCAGAGTAATCATTGTTCTCACCATCAACACGGCTAACAGAACCAGCCAGGAAAGGCAGGTTGTTAGAACGACGGATGGAGATACCAGCGATCTCATAGAGACCTTCACCGCTATTCAGGCTGCCTTGTGAGCCGCCGAAGTCACGGTTAAGGATGTTTGTATCAACCTGAGAAATCAAGGCGTAGTACTGACGTGGAGCCAGGACTGCGAAGCGACCAGCGGAAGGTACGTTCTTCTCATCGAGGATAGCTGCGGCTTCAAAGAAACCATCCACAAGTGCTTGTGCGTTGTACTCATTACCAGTACCCAGCTTGATTACAGAGCCGCCGGGTTCAGGACTGCCGCCACTAGCACCGGTTACAGGATGTGCTTCCCGAGCTGCCTTAGCAATCATACGGAAGATCTTCTTGTCGTATGCCTCAGCCAGAGCGTGACCGATCTTGGCAGAGATTTCAGACCTCAGGCTGTAGTGAGCCAGAGTTTCGTCCAGGTCATACAGGAAGGCGGAGCTGACGAGAAGGTCATCCATGATGATTGTCTTCTCAGCCACCGGAGGATCACCAGATCCAAGGATCGGAGTGCCAGGTGTGTGATAGCCCGCTTCCATTCGTCCTGTGTAGATGAACTGAAGGGACTTACCATTACGAAGAGTACGGGACTGAACAGTACCTTTAGCGATACAGGCAGACTCGTAAGCTTTGATCATCTCGCCAGAGAACAACTTAAGGTAAGTTGCATACTTAGCATCATAGTTTGCTCCACCTTGTGTAAGAGCAAGGGAAGTCGGGTTCTGATTAATAGAACCAATTGGAGTAATTGTAGTATTAGCCATTTGTAAAATAAATGTAAGTTGTTATCGTCTTTCTTGCTAGCAAAATTTTTTGTTGAAAATGTTAAGGTCTTTTCATTACCGTGCACGGCAGAGTTGTCTCCTTGGAGGCTCTACCAATGACTGGGACGGGAGTCGAACCCGTCCTACACCATCAGCCTATTTCTTTATAAACCACACCGCGATAGCGCAGAGCATCAACGTGGTAACGCTGAGCTTTCTTCTGCTGCTTTGCGAGAAAACGAATGAGGTTGATAGACATTGTTTGTACCTAGTAATCCACGCCCCGTTCCATGCGTGGTAGATATGCGACCTATTAGGTTGAACGTACTAGATAGTTTTTAAACGACGAACAATAAGTTCATCAATAGTGAATGTACCACCACCATTAAGAGTGATACAAAAAGCACCACCAGCATAAAGAACAAGTAGTTCTAACAAGTAGATGTTAAAACCAGATGTCATTAATGCATGGTAGATACCTACTGAAGCTGTACCAACAATAAGCAGACCACCAAGACGAGTAGCCAGACCTGTAATCAGGAGCCAGCTACCCATGATCTCAGAAAATGCAGCTAAGTAAGACAGCACAATAGGAAATGGTAGGTTTAGCGGACGCACAAAAGCATCAGCGAAGTTATCTATATTGGCAAGTTTTTCATATCCATGATGGATAAGCATAATACCAATAGAAATTCTAAGTATAAGTAAACCGGTGGATTTAAACATTAACCTATAGCGGGAGCTTTGAGAGCAACAGGAGTGCTGCTAGCAGAAGCCAAATCAAGAGGGAAGTTATGTGCATTTCTTTCATGCATTACCTCCATGCCTAAGCTGGCACGATTGAGGATGTCTGCCCATGTATTGATAACATGACCTTCACGTGAAACAATGGATTGATTGAAGTTAAATCCGTTGAGGTTGAACGCCATGGTACTGACGCCGAGGCTGGTAAACCAGATGCCGACGACAGGCCATGCTGCCAGGAAGAAGTGAAGAGAGCGGCTATTGTTAAAAGAAGCATATTGAAAAATAAGCCTACCAAAATAGCCGTGTGCGGCAACAATGTTGTAGGTCTCTTCTTCTTGTCCAAACTTGTATCCATTGTTATGTGATTCAGATTCAGTAGTTTCACGTACGAGTGAGGAAGTGACCAATGAACCGTGCATAGCACTGAACAGTGAGCCACCAAATACACCAGCCACACCCATCATGTGAAATGGGTGCATGAGAATATTATGTTCAGCTTGGAACACAAACATATAGTTAAAAGTTCCAGAAATACCAAGGGGCATTGCATCAGAGAAAGAACCCTGACCGAAGGGATACACCAGGAACACTGCTGTAGCTGCTGCAACAGGTGCAGAGTAAGCAACAAAGATCCATGGTCTCATTCCAAGTCGATAACTAAGTTCCCATTCTCGTCCCATGTAAGACCAGATACCAATAAGGAAGTGAAAGACGACAAGTTGGAAAGGTCCTCCGTTGTAGAGCCATTCGTCAAGGCTTGCTGCTTCCCAGATGGGATACAAGTGGAGTCCGATTGCGTTACTTGAGGGTACGACTGCTCCGGAGATAATATTATTTCCGTAGAGGAGACTTCCGGCGACTGGTTCTCTAATTCCATCAATGTCAACAGGTGGTGCTGCGATAAAAGCGATAATAAAACAGGTTGTAGCGGCGAGTAGACATGGCACCATCAGGACACCAAACCACCCTACATATAGACGATTGTTTGTGGACGTCACCCACTCACAAAAGAGATCCCATGAGGATTTCTGTTGTGTAATTGTTGCTGTTGCGACCATAATTAATTTCAGTGTTGAACCTTCCCACCCACCACACTGTGATTACTTTTTCTTTTTAATCTTGACGCAGTTATTTACTCGCGTCTTAGTACCTGAACCTTTTGATACTTTAGTACCAGATTTCTTGTAGCCTTTCCAGCAACTTTTATCTAGTCGTTGTTTCATTTCTTGGTTTCTTTCTTAGGTGGACGACCCTTCTTTGTTCCGTATGTACCTTTTCCTTGAGGCATAATTAGCACTTCCATTTACGTAGAGCCAACGCTTTCCTTGTAGGTTTTCCGTTGGGTTTTTTCATTGGTCCTTTAACACCACCCATCCGTGCACAGAAGGATTTCTTACGTGCTCCTCCACCAGGCTGTGGTGCCTTTAAATTGGATCCTGTAGCTTTGTTGTACTTAGCACGACCTTTGGCTGTAAGACCTCCAGACCGTGATTTATGAGTGCCCATCTTGAGGCTTACATTTTTAGCCATTTAAAGTCTGCCAATCAAACTGTATTAGTTACATCCCATTCTTGCGAATAGATTGTATCACCATCACTATTAACAAATTCAATAGTGAGGTTATCGTATTTAGTTACCATAGAACCAAGCACTGTACTGCCAAAGGTATAAGAACCTTCTCCACCAGCACCTTCGTTTATATCAATAGGAAAGGTCGTGAATCTAGAGGTTCGTCCTCTACGTCGTTTGGAAGCAGAAGCAACTACACTTAGTTGATCACCAGATTCAAATGTATCATCAAAGAGTGAGTCATTGATTGATAAGGTTGCTGATGTAAATGCTCGATCATTATTTAGAGTTGATGTGCTCAGAGCAATATCAAAGTCATCGCGTGGTCGCTCTACTACATTTTGGTAGAACGTAAGTTCATCGTTAACAAAGTTGAGTTCTTCTTGAGCAGCAATAAGACGTTCAGTAACTGACTCTAGTCTGTTTGTTTTCCAATTACGTACTACACCAGTGGATAGACGTTCAATACGTTTTTCAAAGAACTCAATTGATGATTCAAGATTATCTGCACGTCTCTCTAACGCAACTTTGTCTTGAAATTTATATGAAAAAGAGTTTAGTGTATCATTCATGATCAATAATTAATGTTAGAACGATCTAGTTTTTCAAATACATCCTGTCGATAGGCAGGGTCTCTGTCATAACGTGGATCAGACATAGCTTCTACAACTTCTGCCTGACTACGGAATACATCAGCTTGTTGATAAGGAGCACGACCCGTAGCCATTTCTCCATCAAAACCTACTGACTTTTCCATCTCTGCTTTGAGACCAGAGACTGCTAACTTGATAAGACGTGCATTACCACTATCTACAAGTTGGTCAAAGGCTTCTACATCAGACGGATCTAGGTTTTCTCCTGACCACGCCATCAGTTGTTGATAACCTTCTTCACCACCAGCATTATTTTTGATCTGATTAACTTCAGATTCTGTTAAGTCTGTTGATGGTGTTGCAGGTAAGTTACCTTGCATCTCCATGTATGCATTAACTAGATCAGAGCTTGACATAGAGTTAAACTCTTCCAATACTTCAGGTGTTAGTTCACCTGTCTCTGCATACATCTTGGTAGCATTGCCAATTAGCTCAGCTGCTGGTGATACTTCCTGCTCAGTTTCTTCGTCGTCGGTTTGCTGATCTTGCAGCTCTTCTTCGCTGTCATCAGTTTCCCCTAGTTTCTTTTGCAGTTCAATGTAAGCTTGTTCTAATGCCTCAGCATCTTTAAACTTACCTGCCAGCATCTGCTGCTGATCTGCTGCAGCCTGTTCACCAATCGCTAGAGCTTCTTGCTCTGCTTCGTTGAATTCAGGGTTGTCAGCAGGAGTGGGATCATACGTCAGTGTAGCCATTTACAGTTTCTACTTTTAAGTTTCCAAGTCCAACTGAATTAACAATATTCTTAGGACGATTAGCACCAACTTTTGGTTTAGGTGCATACTTATTTTCTACCGCATCTTCTACGGTCAGCTCTACCTTTTCGTTAGGTGGTTGTTTAACCTTCCGGGTCCGGGTCCGCTTCTTCGTTTCCTGTGAGTCCATTCATCATCTCCATTGCTTGTGGGTTCTTGGTGGGATCAGCCATCGGTGCTGATGCAAACTGACCAGCCTGTTTGACTAGCTCTTGCTGTGCCATCATCTGTTGTTGTTGCTGCACCTGTCCTTGTACCTCTTGCAAGCTCTTCACCAGGTTCAATACATCGATACCTTGTGCAGTAGCAAGACGCTTGATAAATTCATCTGGGTTGATAAACTTAGCAATTGATTCAGGACCCATTGTCTGAGCAATGGTTGTGATGAACTGAATCAGTGATTCCCTATCTTGACCACGACCAAGTGCGTTTACACCGGCCACGATTTGTGGACGGACAATACCTTTAGGCAGCTTAGGTAGTTGACCACTACGCTGTAGCACCATCAAGGTACGATCAAGATATGGTTTAAGGAACTCAACAGTCAAAAGTGAGAACATCCCACCTAATTGCTGTTCTAGTTCCAGTTGTGTTAGACGTACTTCTTCTGCAGTTGTACGTTCTGATTGCCTGATGTTCAATACCATGAATGCATCAGAAATACGCTGTCCTAATTGATTAGCCATTTCATAGGCTGTTCTGAAGTCAGCTGTCTTACCAACCTGTACAACTTGTACATCATCAGGTCTACCTTGAATGATTGCACCGTTGCCAGCTTGCGCCAGAGTCTGTGGTTTAGTTGTACTTGATGGTGATACAAGGAAGACAACCTTAGCGGCCGCTGCAGAGCCTTCTATCAATGCCTGAGAGAGTGCTTCGAGTGACTTAAGATCACCAAGAAATTCCTCTACTCTGCCACGACCATAAGCTTCACCATCGAAAGTATTAAATCGAAGAACAAGCCAGGGTGAAGCATTCTTAGGTGCAGTACTGGTGCTCTTTGGAAGCATCTTATCTTCTGCTTCCTGATACCAGGTCCACCTACCGTTATTCTTATCTAGCTTGACGTGGGTGTACACCTCTACGTCATCATCAAATGTATTAGTGCCAGTCTTACCGTTTAGCCCACCACCTGCAGAGACTTCATTAGGTTTCTTTTCTCCAGCTGGAGGTAGACCAAGCACACGACGACTGATCAGTTCCTTTGTAACAATTTCGATGACATTACCATTGCCATCACGGTCAACCACATAACGATTCAGTGGGTAGTTCTTAAGACCTTCTTTACCCATAAAGATAAGAGAGTTACCTCCTACAATGAGATGTTTGATGGCTTGATGAACGACCACTCGATCATTAGATGCATTGATTGAATCCATGACCATCCGTTCCATCTTTGAAAACGAAAGGTCAAGTTCACTACGAATTTCAGGATCAAGATCTTCCCCTAACTTGTCATCTCTGACTTGTAGTTTAAAGAAACTTGTCTGAGGTGGCAGTAAAGCTAGCATTAATTTTGATGCTAATGTCACACATGCTTTAGCTCCCACACTTTGCCAAGGCGTTTTTAATGATTGATGAGATGAGTTCTCACCATCCCTTGAAATTAAATATGGCAGCGTCAGTTGTGAGCAATTGTAAGCAATGTCTAGGAACTGTTGACGTTCACTTTGTAACTCGTTGTATCTTTGACGGCAGCTCATATGTTTAGTCCTTTGTTACCACTAATACTCAATGATCCTGACATACCTTGAGATGTCTTATTTCGATTACGTGAACCAGTACTACTTTTACCTGAGCCAATACGAATATCAGGTGTGACACCATACGGCTTCAAAGTTCTAGAAGATATAGCTCTCTTAGTTGATTGCTGAAAAGGCATTGCAGGTGCAGGCATTGCAGGTGGAAGTTCCGGTGGTTTAGGAGTTTCCATCTTGATCTTTCTTGGCATACACATTTTAATTTTCCATTTGTTGTTTGTACCATTCGACTACCGACCGTTGACCAGCTTGATACATGATCTTTTCTATGTTGTCGTGTGGTGTAGGTTGTACGGGTGGAAAGTTTTCGTCCATTTCTTTTAAAATGGCAGTAGCTTGTAGACCATATGTCTCAAGCATATTGAGGGAGGTTGACATTAGAATGTTCAAAGAAAGCAGGCATACGAGCAGCCTTAGTGGCAGAAAACTCAGGAGCTTTACCCTGATACATCAGGTTATCGCTACTATCCAGCCAAAATTTTTTGTCTAAATATCTGACCTCACTATTTTTTCCAAGTGGTTGCATTACCCAGTTAATTGTGGCTTTCCTGAGTTTATCCAGGGAAGGAGACGGTCTGAGTCCCAGTTCCGCACACACAAGAGAGTTGGCTGCAACATGAATTTGCTCATCTCTGGAGATGTCAGCGGAAACGGTACGCATTCCAGCGTCACCATTCCACCGAAAAAAGGGGAGAAGTACGAAGAAAATCGCACGTTCGGCAACCATTGCTTTGAGCACAGTGTGATCTGGATGCGAAACCCACGCCTCTTTAAGTTTAAGTGCCTCTGCTTCTGCCTTGTCATCCACACCGTAAGCATCGGCGATGTAACTGAGAGCCAAGTCGTGGTTCTCTTCATCGGTGACGTTTGAGAGGAGTAGGTCGCGTGCCACAGACGGCACTTCAGTAGCCAAGGCATCAGTTATAAAATCTCCCACAGGTAGTTCCATATGTCTTAAGGCAAGAGCACGGTGTATTGATTCTTCCGCGCCTTCCCGGCATGTACCTGCAACTGGTTTTACAGGTGTCCATTTGCGCTTTCGCGCCATTAATTTGTCGTAAGGGTTCATTGTTATTCAGCACAATCACATTGAGGTTCTTTTGAATCATCCCAATCACTACCATCAAACAGGTTAGCCAAGTAATCATCTACATCAGCATCATCAAGAGCGGCATAAGCATCAGATTTATCTTGTACGTCACCCATTACTTGAAGGCTATAGTAAAGAGAGGTTTGTGGAGACCGTAGCCACTCTTCAATAAATTCCTCATTCATTGTTGCCATATCTGACCACCAATTAAAAGAGTATCCGTGAAGAAGTCCACTGCTTTGGTACAGTTTCATGATACCATCAGCAACAGCTTTGTAGTTATCCCATCCAACTTCGGATGCAATTTCTACTTCGCCATAATCATAAGTTTGTACACCAAACGTACCGCTATCACGGTCAACAGTTCGTGCAATGGGTGGTGCTATTTCAGGAGTACAAGTAAACCCGTCAGTGTCCTGTGAGCGGTAGCTACAAGACGCTGTGGGAGCGATAGCAAACGCTCTAACCATATTGTGTTGTTGTGCTATTTTTGCTGCGCCCTGAATGCCTAGAGCAATACGTGTGACTAGCTCGTAGGCAACGGTTGCTCTGGTGTCGTGCTTATCAAAGTGTTCGAGTGCACGTCCAAACTGCTCGTAACTAACGTTGTATCTCCGCAAGAGATTTGCGAGACCCAATACTCCAAGTCCAACCTGTCGATCAGAGGTAGAAGGAAGGTACTCTCCTGTCTCTCCCACACCTGTCTTTGCATGTAACTCACAAAGTTCTTGCATCCCGACACAGAAAGCTTTTGGGATGTCTTCATATGTACAGGCTCCAAGATTGACGTGCTGTAGCAGACAGGTACCTCGGGAGGGCAAGTACACTTCAAGACAAACGTTTCCACGTATTCTCTTTGTTCCTTCATACTTAACTTTATTTAGCCAGACATCACCGGCTTTAATTGCTTGTAATAGTTTTGCTTTTGTATTGGTAGACATATCCTTCCACCATTCATCAGTGATGTTTACACATCGCTTCACCCATGGCAGTTGCTCACGTGGTGTAGTGATGAACTCATTGATGTCAGGATGCGATGCGTCAAGGTGGAGAACTATCGCACCGTTCTTGTATTTTCCTCCACGTCTGAGAGTTTCATTGAGGCTACTATAAATCCTTCCAAACGATACTGGACCTGAAGCAATAAGTCCGCTGCCATTGTCGCTTCCTCTCGGTCGTAGTCTTGAAAGGTGGATCGCGCATCCAGCGCCATTACGGAGTGCATGAGAGGCGAAACGCCATGAGTCTTCGATTCCATCAGGACCCTCCATTGAGTCTTCAACAACAAATACTGTGCAGGACACTGGCAAGCGTCCTTCGGGATCATCGATCCAAGATTGCACCCTTCCGGTGCGGGAGATAAGATTAGGCATTTACTAGATCTTTCAAATTAGGTGGTTGATATTCTGGTCCTTTTAAGACCTTGCCATCTGCTCGTCGAATAGGCTTACCATCCAGACCAAGCTTTGACATGTTTGATTTATGGACACGATCCAAAGCCTCCTCTAAATCCCATTCCATATTCTCTGCATATTGAAAGCAGACATACACAAGATCTGCTAGTTCTTTTAATTCATTTTCGTACGGCTCATTATTAACAGCTGATCTAAACTCTTCAAACTCTTCAGCGATCAAAGCCAGTTGCATAGTCTGGTTCTCCAATGAGTTCTGGATCCCATAAGCCAGCCGAAACTGCATTGCTTGATCGGATAGTGACTGACTGACACAGTGGCGTGTGTTGGAGTTCATTTTCAAGATAGTGGATAGCTTTTTTAAGGTCTTCCGCTTTCGTTGCAGGAGACTTGTGACCGGCTCTGCAAATATATTTAATAGCATTACCAAGATGATAGTTGAGGTCTTGGTCTCTAATGAAATCCCAAACCTCAATGTTGCCACGGGTGTAGTGACTGGGTGATTTGTTTACCATTGAGCCAATAAGTTTTTAACGTTGTTGCCTAAGACAAAACACTGACGTTGTAGTGCAAGTAGAATAGTAATCATATCTTCTCTACTTGCTTTCTCTAATCCGTCTTCCAGTTGTCTCATCTTAAACTCTTGCTCCATCGTCATGTCAGTCACCGGAAACGGTGGGACTGAAGAGGATCGGTTGTTTGTCATAGTCTTTAGAGGTAAGGATCTTTGCAAGACGTGCGTTTCGTAAAGCATCCTCTTCTGTCAGACCTTTTTGTTTGAATGCTTTGACAACACTATTCCAAGTGTATCCATTATCAGCAAAAAATTTTGCGCTAGTTTTTATGCCGTAGCCGGGTGCTCCTGAGTAACCATCAGTACTATCACCTGCAAGTGTTTGGATCAGGAACCATTCCCATCCTTCTTGCTCAGTAATAGTGAAGGTTTCAGTTAGATTGTACAACGTACCAGGTATCTGTTTCATATCCTTATCAGGAGATACAATAATGCAGTCATCATTCGATGTTGCATAAATACCCATGGCATCGTCTGCTTCTAAGGTAGGCATCCTGATTAATGGATAGTTGTCAGCAAGCTTGTTTATTACTCGCTTATAGCCACATGGCTTCTTCCTGTTACGATGACCCTTGTAGTCAGGATCAACCATTTTACGGAAGTTGATAGAGTCACTAAAGAATAGGATTAGTTCTCCATCAAAGTATTGGTTTTTAATTTTGTTCAATTCACGGATAGTATTGCCATAGGCTTCCTTGAATGAACTTCCAACTACAATTACATCATCACCATAATCAATGTCGTATTCTGCTGATGCACAGCATTTATATACGATGTAATCAGCATCTATTAGTAGTTTCATTTAGTGGTTTAATGGGTAGTACTCCAGTTATCTCCTTCGACTGCTTCTGCTTCGATTTTGATTCGTAAGTTGTAGTATTCTCCAGCCT